GAAGACGCGAGCTGCGAAATACGAGGCTTCAGAACACGTTCAGCGAAGTCGTCCAACTGCATCGTGAGTTCGGCGGTCGTGAAGTTCACGCCGATGTGCTTCTGGCTGGAAACAGTGAGCGTGGTGTATTGCTCGTTGTCGTCCTGAACCTGAAGGGCCGCGCCGTCCGTGACCAATGCGCGGTCAGGAAGACGGATGCGGAGGGTTGAGCCGATCTTAGCGCCTTCTACAGCGAAAGAGTCGTCATACTGACGGTTGACAGTGCGCGTGAGGACAAGACTATTCTCAAGGATCTCAAGAGCCTTGCGAGTAATCATGTCGATTGTTAAAATCGAGTTAGACATGATTTAATTACCTACGGTTTTGCGCTTCCCATTTCTTGATCTGTCGCAACCGTTCGGCTTCAATCCATTCTGACGTTGACATCGACTTTGTAGACCGTGGGTCTGTCGTATCATATCTAGGGCCGGAGCTTGACCGAGTAGCCGTGACAGGAGCAAGAGGAGCTGGCGCAGTTGAAGTGCGTTTTGTCGGTGGATCCGCCGCCAATTTGGCTTCGATTCTCCCGATCTCCTTTGCTTGCAAGATAGGCGGTAAATTGGCTATTCGCTGGGCTTCCTTTGGGTTGGATCCAAGGTGATAAATCACTTCGGGGCCAATATCGGACGCCTGAATCGCTTGAGCCATATAGTCCGTTACGGGAAGATTCGGGTTGTATGCGACCTGTTCAAAGTCATCATACTTGCCACGGGCATCTTCTTCACGGTCTTGATATGCCTCAAGAACAGCCGTTTGTTGTCGCTCTGCTTCTCTTCGCGCTAGAAGCTGTTGAGCTTTTTGCTCTGCCAGTGCTTCCGCATAGGCTTGAGCGTTCTCAAAGTCATCTGGCGCTGGCGGAGTCGCAGCTTTAGCCTGCAATTCTGCCTGAAGTTGAGCTAACTCTTGGGCTGCTTTAGCCGCATTCAGCTTCTCTTTGCGAAACCGCTTGTCGATCAGAGCGTCCAACTCTTTTTGAGTGAACATCTTTTCGGGCGGTTGTTCTTCCGGTTTATTTTCCTCAGTCGTTGGGGCTACCGTAGCTTCCAACTCTGGCGCGGTGCTTATCTCCGCTGTAGCGAGATCCTCGTCGCTCACGCGACCTCCTATCTTCCTAGCTATCCGGCTAGTCGGTAACCTGTATTATTACTCTTTAGGCGTCTGATCGTCAACTAATACCCAGTAGTGTCTTTAATTCATCCACGCTCAACCCCGCCGCCGCGAGTTTCTCTTGTGGCGTTAGAGGAGCGGGTTCTGGTGGTGGGACGTATGGATTAGGCGCGTTGCCTTCAGCTACCCAAGCGAGATAGGCTTGATAGTCTGTATTGGCTTCGTCGGCAGGAATAGACGCGCCATCAGCATCGCGGGTAACTGAGCTATTCAATGTAAGTGTATATGTCATCTATAGCTCCGCAGACATTGTTATGTAATTTGAGTTACTTCCAGGGACAGCCAAGGTTCCCGGTCTTGATGTAGTAAGACCAGCAAAATTAGGTACTCCTAGAAGAAGTATTGCATATGCGGTGGAGAAATTTGACCCTAGCCCCGTAGCTGATTGATTTGCGTTATTAGTGCCATCACCTTGAAAATTTAAAACTCCTGTTTGCCCAAGTGTGGGCGCAACCCTCATGGTTGGTGATATTGTCCCCCAAGCATTCACAGTTGTTGCTGAAGGAGTTGCGCCAGAAAGTTGAGCTGTTATCTGATAATAGCGTTGACACTGTGCCAATTGGTCGGAATATATCTGCCGCTCATACGGCGTTGATATTGAACCGACTTCTAGCTGCACATTATTCACGTCCCAAGTGCCGCTTGTCTGAGCGCCGACAGTGAACAGGATCTCGATGCCGGTAGTAGCCGCAGCGGGGATGGTAATATTCGTGGTATAGCGTGTAAGCGTGCTAGTTACCGTGAAAGTGCCGGTTGCTATCTGTGTTTTAGTTGGCGTGCCGATAGTGCCGAATGTGTCGGCTGTTGTGGCATAACTGGCTGTCCACGTAACAGTTGTCAAAAGGGAATTGGCAAGTTCGACAGAAAGTGTGGCCGTCTGACCGGCCATATCAATGCTGTTGAGTTGTTCAATACGCTGTCCTACGCCTACTGCCGTAACAGAAGCCGCACCTGTAATTTGAAGAAGGTTTTTATTACTACCTGTTCCTGCTACTTGAGCCGCTGTGACGTTTGCGCCAGTGCTATAAACAAACCATCTATCGACGCAAGGATACCCCGTAGAAGCTGTCGGAACAGCCGTTCCCGCCGTAACTGTAGCTGATGTAGCTCTCTGAGCTATATACATATTGCCGTTTATCAGTCGGTTTCTCTTGAAGCTGCTACCCATCGCCAACGTGCCAGTCATCGCCATATTTCCGGCGGTACTAGGCGTGGTCGGCGAGAAGGTCGCGCTGTTTAGCGTCACGTTGTTTTGCGGCGTGAAGCGCATGTCTTCCGTGCCGTTAGTGGTGACAGCTATTGTGTCAGCGGCAGGAAAATAAATACCCGTATTAGTATCGCCAGTCGTCGTAATACCCGGCGCGCTGACTGTGCCAGCCGGGAAAATAGCCGAGGTCGTGAACGTAGGCGACGTGCCAAACACAAGCGCGCCCGTGCCAGTCTCGTCTGTTACAGCAGCGGCTAAATTGGCTGAAGACGGCGTGCCAAGGAATGTTAGGATTTCAGAAGCAGTTGTTGTTGTAGAAGGCGCTACTCCTGCGCCGCCGCCAACAACTAAAGCATTAGCTGCTAAGGCTGATGATGACGCTAATGTGCCTGTAGCACTGTAATAAAGAACGCCGCCTGACGTGCCGGACGTTAGACCTGTGCCGCCATTAGCGACAGGTAATGTGCCGGTAGCTTGGTTAACAGGAACATTGGTACAGCTTGATAAGTTGCCGCTAGATGGTGTGCCAAGAGCGCCGCCGTTGACGACAAACGCTCCGGCAGAGCCTGTATTGACGCCAAGAGCCGTAACGACGCCTGTGCCTGTAGTAACAGTCGATGGGCCGGTGCCAGATCCACCACCAACAACAAGAGCATTAGTTGTGAGAGCTGCCGCAGGAACAAGAACACCGCCAGCGACATTCGTGTTATTGCCAAGAGCGGTTAAAACGCCTGTGCCAGTCGTCGTGCCAGAAAGCGTGTTTGTGCCGCTGTAATATGTAATTTGACCGACAGTGCCAGTATTAATTGTTCCCGACGCAAGGGCCGTCCATGAAAGAACGCCTGCGGTTGTGGATGTAAGCGCATAGCCATTAGATGCAGGGGCAGCAGTAGGAAGTGTGTAAGTAACCGCAGCGGAAGCATTACCTGCTTGAATCTTTGTAAGATTTGCGCTGGAAGCATTACCTAAAGCAAGAACACCTGTTGCCGTAGAGGCAAGTCCAAGTGTCATTGTATAAGTAGTTTTATCAAATAAGAAATTAGCCGATGCGCCAAACGATCCAGCATCGTTAAATTGAATTTGTTTGTCGGAGCCAGCGACAGAACCACCGCCACCGCCGCCGCCAACAACCCAAGAAGTATTGCCAACACCGTCCGTAGCTAAAACGTATCCATTTGTTCCTGCCGTTGACGGTAGAGTTAATGTCCACGCTGCGGAAGCACTATTAGATGATTCAATTGTTGTTGAATATGAACCAGCCGCTGTATTGGCTAAAACTAATGAACCTTGCGTTGTCTGTTGTGCGCCAAGCGTAACAGCCGATGTGAACGTCGGACTAGTTGCGAATACTAGAGGCCCAGATCCCGTCTCATCAGTGACAGCCGACGCGAGATTAGCTGATGATGGCGTCCCCAGCCATGTAGCAATGCCCGTGCCGAGCGATGTTAACCCAGTGCCACCGTTAGCCGCAGCTAACGTGCCTGCCATTGTAATAGTGCCGGACGTGGTAATTGGCCCGCCTGAGAACGACAGACCTGTCGAGCCACCGCTAACATCAACGCTGGTCACAGTGCCGAGCGGGTTGGTCGCCCACGACGTATTCGAGCCGTCAGTCGTTAGATATTTACCGTTGTTACCACCTTGACTTGGCACAAGCGCATTAAACGCGGCGTTGGCTGTCGTTTGACCCGTGCCGCCGTTGGCTATCGGCAGTGTGCCAGTAACACCTGTAGCGAGCGGCAGACCAGTCGCATTTGTAAGCGTTATCGACGGGCCTGTCGCCAATACGATAGCGCCGGAGCCTGTTGTTGTATTGCCGAGCGCCGTGACCGTGCCGCTGGTTGGGAACGTGAGCGTGGTCGTGCCGGAGAAGGTGAAAGTACTCGAATAAGCGCCAGAAGTAATGAATGTTGAGTTGTCCGCCAGCGTTAGCGTCGCGCCAGTGGCCGGAGCTGTAAACGTAATCTTATTGACAGTGCCGTTTAGGGCTAAATTACCGCTCTTATCAACGACAAAAGAGGCCGTTGTGGCCCCTGTAACGGTCAAATTAAGCAGATTAGACGACGCACTAGACGCCGTATTGGTAACGGCTAATTTAATGCCGTTCCATGTAGTTGCAGCATCATTCCATGTGTCGCTAAGATTATAAATAAAGGCCATTTAGGTCACTCGTAGAAGATCGTCACATTCGGATTTGTGCCGCCTAAGACAACATAAAGTCCCTTGCTTAACGTGACACCTTCAGGCGGAAATGAGTAATTGCCTGGGACTGCGCCCGTGAAAGTAGATATAACAACAGGATCTGAAGTCGAAGCCGTCGCTGAATCGTAAACTGCGATGGTTGGCGATGAGCCGGAGCTAACAAAAACGCCTTTAACCTTGGCAAGCCCTATTTTAACTTGCGAAGTGGCCGTAAGATTTAGAGCATATGCCATGATTTCCTCACGCTAGGAACTTAAGTTTATACAGTGTTGATAGGTATAAGTCCACGATACCGTCGATAATGTTCTGAATCGCCGTATCGTCCTTGTCACAGACCTTATACCGCATTTCTTCAACGTCTTTTAGCGAATCTTCAAGAAACTCAATAACATTGTTGGTTTTCTTGGCTGAATGGAGCGTAATCGGCCCGATTAGGCCGTGTCTGCCTTGGTAGGCTTCGGCTAAATCGTCGGCCAAGTCGATGACTTTGCCGTAAAAGCCGCCTAACGCCTTATGTTTTGCATATGATCGCGTGTTTAGATGCACGCTATGCGTCACATCGCGGGCTAAAAACAGGTGTCCGATTAGATCCGCGCAGCTCATTATTCTAATCCTGGTAATTGAGGTTGCATAGGCGTCGATCTAGGCACAATGTCACCCGTATCCATTGCCGCCGCTACCGTTCCCATGACAATATCCTGTATTTGTTCAGGTGTCATATTGGCCGCTGTCGCCTGTATGCGCTTCGTCTCCGCATCATACGCCTTGATCTGCGTGTTCTGTTCATCAATCGCCAGCTTCTGCATATCATACGACTGTTGCAGTTGCTGAACCAAAGCCGCAGTCTGTTCCATCTGGTTCGCCATGTCGTTCATTTGCATACGCATCATCTGCGCTTCTGGCGACTCATCTGTATTATCCAGAACCTTCGGATCGAGCGTCTTGGCAAACCGAGCCGCCATCTCCTGTGCCCCAGGCCAGTCCATGTTCTTTATGAACAGATCGCCCGCCACAGCCCAGAGCTGCGGGTTGGTCTGCAAGATCATCTGCATCGCTTCCATCGCCTCTTGGCGCTTGGTCGCGTAGCTTGGGCCAGTGGTAACAACCACATCATAAATACCAATGGACGGGTTGTAGATCTTCTCAATGTCCAAACCTGTGATTGGATCCTTGATGACGCGAACTGGTTCCGGCTGGTTTGGATTGATCTTCACCATATCCACTTCGCCGTCGAGTCCGACGATACGCGCTACGCGCTCCGTGTCGTAGATCTTAGGGATCAGATCGACGAGCTGTCTTGTCGTATATCGAACCGCTCGCGCGAGATTGTCCACGTAGTGATATGTGGATGTATCGCCCTGGTTTTGCCGAGCCAGAATCGCACGACCCGTCCTCTCGTTACTGGTCGCACCAATGGAGCTGTCGTATTGACCTGTGGTGGCCTTAATATCTTCCCCAGCGCCCACTTTGGCCTGGATAAGGCCGGTTTGCGCCATAGGTGGCTGCGCGCGTTCAGGTAATGGCAGAGGAGATCCTGCGCCGTCAGTGACATCTGGGTTGACTTCGAGGTAAGGCCAGTTGTTCGTATTGGCGGTTTTCCAGTTTGTTTCGTATCCTTCAAACTGTCCCCCATATCCGATAAACGGAGCCTTCGGAGCCAGCGCCAGCATCTCTGCTTCCTGGCTGACCCAATAGTTATACATGCGCTGCGCGTCTTTTGCGTTACGCACTAGACCGCTGATGTAGAGCTGCCCGTCTACCTCAAACTCGTTGCCCACCACGCGTATGACCGGTATATAATTACCCGCCCAGTCGCGTTCCTCTAACACCTCAAAGCCGTTCGTCTTCAGCCACTTGACCTGACGGTGCTCGCTCGTGCGTGACTTCAGAGGCTTGCCGAACATAGCCTTGAGCTGCTTGTCCTGCGGCGATCCGTTAAACGCTGTGATATTGTCAGGGTAAAGATTCAGCGTTTTCTTCTGATGGTCTATATAAAAATACTCAGCGATACGGACGGTTTCTTGGCTCATCCACATGCTAAGAGACTGATCGCCAACGCCTTGTGACATCATCACGCTAATAGGCAAAGCGTCAGGGTAGAGGCGCTCATACTCTTCTTTAGGGATGTCTTCGGTTATAAAGCACCATTCAGCGTCTGATCCGCAGGGATCGTGGATCATTGGATCCATATAAACGCTGAAACTGTTACGGACGCGACCGATCTTCAGGTCTTGGTCAAACGAATCTTCGCGGCAATATTCCGTAAGGATTCGGATATAACCTTCTCCGTAGGTAACTTGATTGTCGCACGCGGTATCATATGCAACGTCCGCGTCGGATAGGTATTCGATGTGTCTAACGATACCTTGAAAGATCTCTGCGACCGCAACGTCGGCTTTATCGTCCGCTGGGATGACCTTGCCGGAGGGTCTGTTCTGTCGTTGCTCATTCGTTACTAACCTGACATGCTGTGGCAGCTTGTTAATCGTCAGGCAGGGACGTGCGTTGATCGTCTGACCCTGCACCGCGCCTCTGGTCGCCAACACGTCCGCAGGCCACTGCCACGCGTTGTCAGGGCTTCCTGCCATGAAGCGAAGATCGTCTAATTCATCTTCCCGTGTGTCCGAATACGAAGCCTGTGCGACAGTAAATCTGTGCCGCATAGTAGCCAGACGATCAGAGTCTGGGCTATCAGAGACTTTTCCCGCGCCTTCAACGTCACTAGCAGCCATGGAATAAATTACTCTTCTTGCGGTTGTCAGAGCCAGGAATAACTTGGAGATTATTTACTACATGCAATCCTGAAACGGTTTTGCCTTTAAGCGGTATAATATGATCTACATGCCAAGGAAAGCCGTAAGCCTGTGAAAGTTCATGGGCCAACGCATAGAATTTTCTTATATCAGCAAAATCTTGCTTTGTCAGCCATTTAGGCGTCCGCATATCTTTTTCGGCTCTCTTGGCGGCGGCTAGGGCAGCAACTTTATCTCTATTAGCTGCGCGGCGTTTACGGCCAGCCTCTAAAATACGCTCTCTGTTAGCTTTGTAATGGTCTAATGTATATTGTTTTCTATACTCGCTATTAGCTTCGCGCCAAGCCTTAGTACTGGCTACGCGACGTTCGCGGTTTTTGGCGCAATAAGCTGCTTGCCGCGCTTTTTCCGTTTCTGGATTATCTTGTTTCCATTTTGCGGCAGCGTCGCGCGCGCAATCAATGCAAGCCCGCGTGCTTGTAAATCGTTGCGCTACATGGCCCTTTGAACAGCATTTACCCGTGAAATAATGCTTTAGTCCTTTAGCCCTAGCTTCGGCCAAAGATACTAGCATTTACCGCTTTTCTTGCTCATGCCGCCCTTCTTAGCCGCTGCGCGCTTTACTGAATACGCAATAGCCACGGCCTGCTTGACGGGCTTACCAGCTTTGACTTCAGCCTTGATGTTCTTACGCATGGCGTTCTTAGATGATGACTTAACTAACGGCATCAGCGTTTTCCTTTAGCTGTCTTCGCGGATCTAACAAACGCTTTAGCTGTTGGTGCGCCTTTAGCTCCAACCTTCCGCATCTTCTCGCCCGATCCGGCGGCTATGCGTGCGCGTTTGGCGTGAATGTTGGCGTATAGCCCAGGCTTACTTGCCACAGTTCCACCTTTTCATACTAGCTTTAGCGCGTTCGGCGTTCTTCGATTTAGCGACTACACCTGCCATTCTTGAGCAAAAGGATTTTTTACGTCCTTCGTCTGCTTTAGTTTTAGGATTAGGTGCCGGTGGCTTTAGCTTGCTGCCCGTAGCAGCATTATACTTAGCACGACCTTTAGCCGTCAGACCAGCGCCCGCTTTTGTCGATAGCTTCTCGCCACGACCTACCGATAACGATACCATTACTTTGATCCTGGGGTTTTACCCGACAAATATGACGTGTTAGGCGTCGCAGGAGCTTGCGCGCGAGTTACCCCATAGCCGTAGACTTGTTCAGGGACGCGCATACCAAACACGTCGCCTAACGCCTGTCTTAGTATACGAAGTCTATATTCGCTTACTACATCGCCTGGATTTTCATCTAGCGATTTTTGTAGGGTATACATCTCTTGCACCATAGCCTGCGGATCAGACATAAAATCCTGCATATATGGTGCGTTGCGTGTATAAGCGCGGACAGCGGCGGCATTAGCGTTAGGCGTTACTTCCTGTTGTTCAGGGCGTAAACTATAGCCAGGTCTTGGCGTATTAGCCATGCCGCCTTGCGGCGCATAATTTACGCCAGTATCGCTCATGGTCATTGGCGATTCATAGCCAAGCGTCGGGCCAGTATTGTAACCCGGCCAGTATGGATCGGGGTAAGATTGTGCAGGCGTCGACGCTGCGGGTTTAGCTTTCTTATCCGCCATTATGAGGCCATCCATCCTGAAGAGGCTGCGTTGCCACCATACGCGACGCGGCGCTGGTTGTCTACTCGTTGCTCGCGTCTGGCGACAGGAAATGCAAAGGTTACTGCAATAGCATCCGCTGCGTCAGGTGAGGCCAGCCCTCTCGACTTCATATCCTTCTTTGACTCTAAGAATATCGTTCCCTTACTGTCCGGCTTCATCATAGGCCCGATCAGGTCTGACTTCAGATACCTGTCCTTCGGTATGTGCGCGTCTTTCAACCACTCTTTCATCGCGCCCCACATCTCCGCGCGCTTGTTTCCATACATCAGCGGCTTCGATGACTTATTCCCGAAGTTTACGCCGCGCACCTTGTAGCGTTGCTCCTTCAGCCGATCCACGACACCTGCGCCTAATCCCCCTTCATCTATCACAACGAGGGCGGGCTTATACTCCTCGATCACGTCAATCACGCGACCCACGACCTCCATTGTGTCATCGCCACGGTGTCGTCGGATGCTCAGTATGTCGCGTCCCTGCCTTATGGCGATGACGGTAGCGTCGGCACCAAAGCGTGCTGGATCCACTCCGACCACGATGGGCGCGGACTGGTCGGATATAGCGGGACGTTCCATTGCCTCGTCAACCAGCGCGTTTCCGATGAACTGGTCGTCGCTCGCGTTGGGGAACTGACCGTAGACTTCGACGTGCGCGGCGCTTGAGTCGGGGCCATACTCGTCAATGATCTGTTGGTAGACGGCCTTATCCGTGCCTTCGACGGAGCGGGCATCGACAATTTTATTTCGCCAAAAGTCTCGCTTGGAGTTAAAACACTCATAAAAGTAACCAGAGTTACGACGGGGGTTGCTGAAGCACAACCAAAAGCGATTAGGGGTATTTTCCGTAAAAAAGCCCGCTGCAACTGACCAGATACTATCATCAATTCCGCTCGCCTCATC